TGCGGCTCGCTGGGCGGCTCGACACCATCGCCGGGCGTTTGTCCTGCTCAGAGGGCATGCGGGCTGCCCGTTTCGAGCGAATCGTTCAATACGACGGCCAGAATGGCACGAATAGGGTAAATGCGTGCAACGGCATTCTAGAAATGCCCTAGGTTGCGGCGTAGCTTGTTCGCCAGATGGCTGGCACCGTTCGGAAGAAGCCCGCGCCCGATGTCATTGGCACCGATGAGCGCCCGACAACGGTGGTTCCGCCGTCGCCTTTCAAGCTCCAAGCGTGCGAGATCGGGTGGTGGCAGACGCTCTGGCGCACGCCTGTCGCGGCCACGTGGACGGTCAGCGATCGCCCGCTCGTTTGGGCGCTCACCCAGTTGTACGTGAAGCTGTGCGAGGAACCAGGTGCCGGCATCGCCGGTCAGATCGCCAACATCTCGGCGCAGCTTGGGCTCAACCCCCGGTCGCGCATCCAACTGTCGATCGAAGAGCACAAAGAGCCGCCCACTGAGCTACGGCCCGGCCGTAGTCGGTTCGCCGACGTGGCCGAGGCCGGTTGATGTTCACGATCGGCGACGAGGCGGCGGCCTGGGCCGAGGACAATCTGGCCTGGGGGCCGCGTGATCCGCTGCGGCTAACAGAGGATCAGGTCCGGTTCCTGCTGGCGTTCTACGCCACCGACGACACCGGCCATCGACTGACCCGAACCCGGGGCGTCTACTGCCGGCCGAAGGGTGCGGGCAAGAGCCCGCTCGGGGCGATCATCGGCGCCGTCGAAGCCTATGGCCCGTGCATCCCCGACGGCATCGACAGCCACGGCTACGTCGTCGGCAAGCCCCGCGGCAAGGGCGAGATCTTGATGCTGGCCACCGAAGAGGGCCAAGCGTCCAACACCTACGGCCCGTTCTGTGACCTGGTGACCGGCGGCCCCTTACAGGGCGATCTCGGGCTCGATGTCGGGCTCACCCGAACGCTCTGCACGCGCAACGGCACCATCGTCATGCCCCAGTCGGCCGGCTCGATCTCGAAAGACGGCCGGCGCACCGATTTCGTCACCTTCGAGGAAACCCACCTGTGCACCAGCCCCCAGCTACGCGACCTGATCGCCGTGATGCGACGCAACGTCGCCAAGCGCAATGGGCGCAGCTTGGAGTTGACCACCGCCTGGCGGCCCGGCGAGCGCTCCGTCGCCGAGTTGAGCTACGAGTACGCCACCGCCGTGCGCGAGGGCCGCCTGCCCGACCAGGGGCTTCTGTTCGACCATCGCGAAGGGCCAGAGCCCGGCGACTGGGACAACGACGACGAGGTCATCGCCTGTCTCGAAACCGCCTACGCCGGCTGCCCGTGGATCGACGTCGACCGCCTGCTCATCGAGGTGCGCGACCCGACCGTCGAGCGCTCCGACATCGAGCGCTACTTCCTCAATCGCATCGTGGCGCGCAGCGATGCGTTCATCGACCCGAGAGCTTGGACGGCGCTCGGGTCGGCGGTGCCGCCCTCCGACGGTGAAGCCGTCGTGATGGGCTTCGATGGGTCGTGGACCGATGACGCCACCGCTCTCGTCGTTGTCGGCATCGAGTCCGGTGCTGCACACCTTGAACTCATCGAAGAGGCGCCCCCGGCTGCCCGCGGGTGGGAAGTCGATCAACGAGCGGTCGATGCCGCGGTCAGCCGGGCGTTCGAGCGATACCAGGTCGCCATGTTCTACGTCGACCCGCCCCGCTGGCAGGACTGGGTTGCGGCTTGGCAGGACCGCTGGGGCGACAAGGTGCGGCCCTGGTACACGTGGCGGGAACGCCAGATGCATGAGGCCCTAGAGCGGCTGCGCGACGCCATCTTGGGCGGCACCATCGGCCACGACGGCAACGCCGTGCTCACCCGACATCTTGGCAATGCGACCCGTCGGGCGACGCGCTCGGGCTACGTGTTGCAGAAGCCGCCGGGCCGCCCCGGCTCGAAGATCGACGCGGCCATGGCCCTGGCGCTCGCCTGGGAAGCACGCGGCGACGTCATGGCCAAAGGCTGGTCGCGCAAGCGCTCCGGACGGCTGGTGGCGTTCTAATGACCAAGCTTCGGTTTGCCCCGTGTTGCCACGGTGGATGTGGCGAGGTGGCAGGCCCGAGCGGGTACTGCCCCGCGCACTCGCCACGGCCGTGGGCGGGGCGAACCGGCTCGACACGACGGGCGGCCCAAGGTGTTTCGGACCACACATGGGCCAAGCTCCGTCGTGCCGCAGCACGGCGAGATCGGTGCTGTCGGCGATGCCGCGGTGCCATCGAAGAGATCGATCATCTCGTCCCGACGGCATGGCGTCGGCCCCCGGCCGGCTGGCGTGCGCATCTCGACGGCCTGATCTCGCTGTGCAGCCGATGCCACGGCATCAAGACGGCCCGCGAGGCCGCCATCGCCCGCGCCCACGGCAGCCCGCCGCCGCCGCCCGAAGTCGATCGTCACGTCGCCTGGTGGCTCGACCAACTCGACGGGGTGCGCCGTGCTGCTGTCTGACCACTCGCCCGAATATCAGTTGGCCGCTTTGTCGCAAGCGCTGCTGTCGAACAACGCCGTGCTTGCCATCTACGACGACTACTACGTGGGCGCCGTCCCGTTCCATTTGACCGAGCAGCGCTACGCCGAGGTGTACCGCCGGCTGCAACGCGAAGCTCGACCCAAGTGGGGCAAGCTCGTCGTGATCTCCGCGGCGCAACGGCTCGCTGTCGAGGGCTTCCTGACGCACGGTCAGACCGAGCCCGACGAGGACATCTGGGCCGCGTTTGTGGACAACGGGCTCGACCTCACCCAGCATGAGGTGCATCTGGACGCGACGCTCTTCGGTCGTGCCTACATCTCGGCTTGGCCCACGGTCGACGGCAGCGGCATCCGTTGTGTACCCGAGTCGCCGTATGAGGTCATCCATTGGCGCTCGCCTGACCGCACCCAGGAAGTAGCGCTCAAGATGTGGCCCGAAGAGGACGTATGGCGGGCCCGCGTCTATACGGCCAACGACATATTCGCCTATGTCGCACCCCGAAATACCAGCCTGGTCGAAGATCCACTTTCGCTCAATGCAAACCGCACTGCACGTGGCGAACGAGAACTGATTTCGCCGAACAACATGGCCGCGTCCGGCCCGACCTGGCAACAGGACGGGCCGGCGATGCCCAATCCGTTCGCCCCTTATCTGCCCATCGTGCCGTTCGTCGCTGGCTCCCGCGGCGATGTGCTCGGGCGCAGCGACCTCGAATCCGCGCTCGACATCATCGACCGGATCATGGCGCTGCAACTCGACCTACTCCTGGTCTCCAAGATCATGGGCTTCCCTGTCCGCTGGGCCACCGGCATCGAAGTGCCCGAGAACGACGAACAGAAAGCGATGGTCACCGCGGTCGAACGCTTCCTGACCACCGACAACCCCGATGCCAACTTCGGCCAGCTGCCGGCCGCCGACCTTCGCCAGATCAACTCCGTGATCTCATCGACGGTCACTGAGCTAGCCGCGGTGACCGAAACACCAAGCTCCGTGCTCGCCACCGCCAACTTGGCCAACCCGGTCTCGGCCGAGGCCCTGCGCGCCCAGGAGATCCCCCTGGTGCACCGTGTGCTGCGCCACCAGCGAGCGTTCGGGCCGTCGTGGGTGAAGGTCGCCCGGCTGCTCGCCCTCGAACTTGCCGGCACCGTCGAAGTGCTCTGGGCCGATGCCGAGGTGCATTCCGAGGCCGCCCTGACCGACGCGCTTGTCAAGCAGGTCGTGTCGCTAGAGGTGCCCCGTGAGGCCGCGTGGGAACAGCTACCGGACACCACGCCGGCCACCGTCGCTCGCTGGCGCACCATGCGCGCCGCTCAGAACATGGAAGACCAACTCGCTGCGGCGTTGTTGCAGCCGCCGGGTAATCCTCCGACCCGGGCGACCGGGTCACCCAGCCCGGCGGCTGCACCAACGCCACAGCAGCAGGCGCAAGAGGCGGCACCGACCTGATGGCCAACGCCGCGCTCGACCGTCGCGTGCAAGAGGTGACCGGCAACGTCATCGACATGACCACCCGTGGCGTCCGCTACGTCTGGTCGAACGTCGCCGACCTGAGCGACGACGCTGCGGCGAGCGCTGTCGCTCAGGTCGTGCCTCTCGTCGGCGGCGCACAGCGCTCCATAGCGGCCCTGTACGCCGCCTACGTGAGCCGCGTGACCGGACTGCCGCTGTCGGCGCCCGAGGTCGCCACGCTCGTCCCTCAGGCCGATTGGAACCTGTCTCCGATGATCCAAGCCCGCCGGCTCGTCGGCGAAGGGCTCGCCGTCATCGATGCGTTCGAACAGGCCGCGGCCCGCGCCGCACAGGTGCATTCGGGCGACGTCAACCGCGCCCGCAACGACGCGGCCACCGCGCTTGCCGATGGCGTCGAGCCGCTGCGCCCGGTGCGCTACGCCAAGATGCCCAACCCCAACGCTTGTGCCTGGTGTCGCACGGTCAGCACGCGGCTCTACTACCGGGCCGACGGGCTCCCCGTGCATCTCAACTGCCGATGCGGCGTGCAAGCCATCACGCCCGCCGATGCCGGCGGCTACACGAACGCTTCCACCGTGTTCGAGAACTACCGCTGGCGCAGCCGCGTCAGCACCCAGGAATTGGCCGAGACCCAGCGTCGCATCGCGGCGTCGGCCGCCGACCTCGCGGCCAGCGCCAACGCTTCGATGCTGCGCGCCGCATAGGAGCAGCCATGTCAGATGCACCGCCCGAAGCACCGCCGACCGAGCCCGAGGTGCCCGAGACGCCCGAGCCCGAGCCCGAAGTCCCCGACGAGGGCGGTGGCGACGACGACAGTCTCGAAGGGCGCGAGGCCAAGGCGCGCCGCGAAGCTCGCAACCTCCGGGCCAAGCTGCGCGAAACCCAGGCAGGCCAGGCCGACGCGATTGCCAGCGCGGTCAGTGAAGCGACCGCCGAACTCAACGACCGCGTCGCCACGCTCGAAGGACAACTCATCGAGCGCGAGGCCCAGTTGGCCGCGGTCGGCAAGTTCCGCAATCCCCGTGACGTGACGCACTTCATCGACGTGAACGCCACCAAGCCCGAGCAGCTTGACGAGGTCATCGCCAAGGTGCTCAAGGAACGGCCGTACCTCGGCATCGCCGACAACCACGCCATGCCCCAGGGCCAGCAGTCGAATGGGCGCAACGGCGCTGCCAACGGCCAGGATGCGGGCGACTGGCTGCGCGAACAGATCATCGCCAAGCAAGCGAGCCGAGGATGAGCATCACCGACCGCGACGTCTGGCACTGGATCGGTGGTGAATTCCGACCCGCCGACCCCGTTACCGGCGATGTCCGGTGGCGGTGGGACTGTGAGACTGGCACCTGGGGCGAACCGATCCCACCGACTGGCGACTACTGGTGGGACTGGGATTGCGGCGAAACAACAGAACCGACGCCGGGCTCCGGTGGCATCGCTGTGTCCGGTCTGGTCAACCATCTTGACGGGTCGCCGATCGACAATTTGAACCAGGGCGATGTTTCCAATACCTCGGCCCAACTCAGCGTTTATCTCAGTACCGATGGGCTCTTCAGCCCCGGCGTTATGTGGGCGAACCCGCCCAATCTATTCCCGGCCGCGAACCTTCCGGCGGGAACGGCGACAATCGATGTGAGCATCAATGTGCCGGGCGTGCTTCCGTCTCCGATCACGACCCCAACGACGTGGGTGCTCTACGACAATTCGGCCGCTATGCCACTCATTCGTGCGTCGACCGTTGATCCGCTGCTCTTCACCTTCACAGGCAAGGATTCGGATGGCGCCACGCTCTGGATCGACACCGTGAGCTTCGATCGGATTCCCTGATGAGCACACTCGACCGCGACGTCTGGCACTGGATCGATGGTGAATTCCAACCCGCCGACCCTGTGACCGGCGACATCCGTTGGAAGTGGGATTGCGAGACCGGCACCTGGGGAGAACCGATCCCACCGACCGGCGACTACTGGTGGGACTGGGACTGCAACGGTGGCGGGCTGCCGGCGCCCGTCTTACCCGGCGGCGCCAGCATGGTGACGCTCAGCACCCACCAGCCTTACCTGAATGAGCGGTTCCCCACCGACATGATGATGTTCGGGTCAACTGACGGCACGGTCTCGGGCTCTGTTTCGGACAACTGGCCGACCGGACCCGGGGTCACTGCACGCGTCAACCTGTTGGTTGATGGTCAGGACCATGGGCCATTTTTGCTTCCCGATCCGACCGGGGCGATCAGGCCGATCATGCCGGCAACGCAAGAGGAATTCCAGGCTGCGCTGGGTCTCGATATGGGGTGCCAAATCGTGGCGATGTCTCTAGCGCCCGGTACGCACACGCTGAGCATGGTTGGACTCGATGACCAGAATGTGCGGCTTTGGCAGGCCGACACGCCCTATACGGTTGTGTCCTCGCCTCCTGTCGCTTCGGCATTCGACGTGAACGATGCGCCCATCGCGAGCGGGACATTGGCCCAACTCCACGCGTTCGGACTCTATGACCCGCTTGTTCCCCCCGGTAACCGGGCGATCGCCGAGGTCCCCTTTGCATCCTTCGCCTACCTGGGCGCCACGCACTTCGGTGTTCTGGTGACACCGACCCCCACGTCGATCATCCCTGACGCGGTGTTTCGGCCCGGTCTTGATGTCTCGACACCAGGTTGGGAGGCCGGGGCTTACTGGGCAGTTCATTTCGATCCGGCGACCACGGGCACCGTCGACTTTGTCATGGAAGCTATAGACGACGCCAACATCGTGGTTGCGACCTACGAGGCCAGTTACACCATCACGGGATAGGAGATCCGATGCCCGCATCTCGCAAGCCCAAGTCCGACGAGACCGACGAGACCACCGACACGCCCGACACTGGCCACGAAAGCCAGGCCGACGAGGTCGGTGGCCACTGGGAAGACGACGATACGACGGGCGACCGGCGTTGGGTGCCCGATCAGCCCAAGCAATGAGCGCGACCGAGGACGACTTTCTCGACGGCATTTGCGACCCCGACGACGAGAGAGCCGCCCCCACCGCCGACGATGAGACCGATGCCCTGGTGCTCTTCGCCGACACCGACTTTCTCGATCCCGCCGCCGTCGAGGCCCGTGCCAGTGAGTGGCGAGCCCTGTTTCCGGAGCCCCAGGAATGAGCTACGACACGGGCATAGCGCAACGTTTGCGTAACGCCGGGCTCACCGTGGTGGAGTGCTCGGGCTGGCAGTCCCGGGGAAGCTCGTCGTTCAACCCGCGGGGCTCGGTCAACCACCACACGGCTGGCCCGTCATCCGGCGCCACGCCATCGCTCAACACGTGCATCTATGGGCGACCCGATCTCAGCGGCCCGCTCTGCAACGTCTTCCAGTCGCGCGAAGCCAACGGCAACGACAAGGCATACGTGGTGGCCGCCGGCACCGCCAACCACGCCGGTAGCGGTGGTTGGAAAGGGCTCTCGGGCAACTCGTCTGTGTACGGCTTGGAGATTGAGCACACCGGCACCAGCACTCTGTCGGAGGGACGCCAGCGCATCGCTGCCCGCATTCATGCCGCCATGTTCGGTGGCGACGTCAGCTACGTGTGCCAGCACTACGAGTGGACGACACGCAAGATCGACGCGGCGACCAACGTCAACGGCAACACCTTTCGCAACTACGTGGCCGAAGCCCGCTCCGGATATCGACCCGAGCCACCCGAACCGCCCCCTTGGGAGGACGAAGACGACATGATCATCTTCACCGCATCCGGCAAGCCCCAGTACGCCCTCAGCGGTGGCAAGGCGGCCGGGATCAAATCCAGTGCCGATTCGACCGCCATTCAGAAGCTCAAGAACTTTGGTGGCGTGCTCACGTTGAGCGAGTCGACCTACCAGGATTGGATCAACAAGTACCGCGACGGCAAGACGGGCGCGTGACGCTCTTCCGGTTCGCTGCCCGGCTCACGCTGGCGCTGGCCGCGGGGGCCAGCGCCACGCTTCGGTGGGTGGACCGCACGCCAACGAACTTCGAGGACGCCATGACCGTGGCCGGCGTGCTCGTCGCCATCATCATGCTGGCGTCGATCGCCGCCGACTTCCGGCTGCCGCTCATCCTGGTCGAAGTGGCCGCCGCCCTTGCGGTCGTGCTCTTCACCATCGACGGCGCAGAGTCGATTCTCAGCCAGGAACAGCGCGAAGCATCGATCTTGCGCACCGCGCTCTTCACCGCAGCCGGCGCCGTCATCGGGCTGGCCGTCATGCTCGACCAACATCGTCGCCGGGCCGGTGCGCCATGACGTGGGAGCAGTTCGTTGGCGCCGCGCTCGGACTCGCGCTCGTCGCTCTCGGCCGGCTGCTCGACAAGTACCTGCCATCCAGCCAAGAGCCCGCGCCCGCCCCAGTGGTGCCTCTCGGCCCCCCAGAGGTGACGGATCAGGGCGACGGGTCTACCATGCCCCCCGAGGCCCAATAGACCTCTGGCGGCGCCCTGGTGGCGCCCACAATAGAGGCGTAGCGGAGGCCCACGGGATCACCCCGGTGGTGTGACCGAACCCATCCGGTTCGACACCAACGAGGTGCCCCCATGCCCGTTCTCGAACGGCCAGATATCAGCGGGCCGGTTCCGGCCCCTGGTTCTCCCGGCATCCTCGTCCCGGTTGAGTACAGCCGCCAGATCATCAGTGCCGCGATCGAGGGCAGCTTCGCCCTGCGGAACTTCACGGTCCAGCGGATGCCTGCCGGGATCGAGGTCATGCCCGTTCTCACCGCGCTCCCCACCGCCGGCTGGGTCACCGAGACCCCGCTGACCGGCGCCGGCAGCGCGGCCACCAAGAAGCCCACGACCGAGCCCCAGTGGACCTCCGCGGTGCTGCGTGCCGAAGAGGCCGCGGCCATCGTCGTGGTCCCCGAGGCCGTCGTGTTCGACGCCTCCGTCGACCTCATGGCCGCCCTGCGCGACCCGCTCACCACCGCCCTGTCGAAGACGGTCGATGACGCCATCCTCTTCGGCGGCTCAGGCACCCACGCCAAGCCGGCGTCGTGGGACAACGGTGTCGTCGTGCAGGCCGCCGCCACCAACGGCACGCCCGAGGGCGGCGATTTCGCCAACGCGGTCAGCGAGTCGATGGCCAAGCTCGAAGCGATCGGCTACATGCCCGATCTCATCGGTGGCGGCCCGTCGATGAGCGGCCGGTTCCGGTCGATGACCGACAGCACCGGGCGCCCGATCTACTTCGACAACATCCGCACCGACACCAACGAGGCATCGATCTGGGGCACCCAGGTCGACGTCGTGCGGAACGGCGCGTGGGACGACACCATCGCCATCGCCGCTGTGTTCGATTCGAGCAAGGTCATTGTCGGCGTCCGCGAGGACATCACATTCAAGATCCTCACCGAAGCGACCATCGACGTGTCGGCGGCCCGCGACGGCTCGGCGCTGGTGTACCTGGCCCAGCAGGACTGCGTTGCCCTGCGCGTCAAGTACCGCGTGGCGTGGACGACGGTGCAGCCCGTCACCGGGCTCGGCAAGGGGCTCCCGGCCGCAGCCGTCACTCCCGACGCCCCGTGACCGACGAGGTTTCTGGCTCTGACGCTGCTCGAAGCCACCAGCGGGGCGGCGTCAGAGCCAGAGCCCGAGCGATCTGGGACGCGTTCACCAAGCCCAAGCCGCCGCCCGAGCCCGAGCCCGAAGAGGACGAGTCATGAGAGTGTTCTTGGGCGACACGATCGTCATCGACACGGTGCTCACCCAGAACGGCGAGCCCGTCGATCTCACCGATGCCACCGTCACCGTCGTTGTCAGTGGCTCCGACACCATGACCGGCGACGCCACCATCGCCGATGAGGCCGCCGGCCACATCACGTACGAGGCCCAAGCCGACGAGGCTGGCTTGTTTCAGATCCGCTACCGCGTCGTCGGCGCCACCACGCTTACGTTGATCGGCCCCGGGCTGCGCGTCGTTGATCCCGACACCGCGTGGGCGACGGTCGGCGATGTCGAGATCGCCGCCGGTCGTCCCGTCGACCCTGAAGATGCCATGGCCGCCATCGACCAGGCGATGGTGCTCATCTCGTCATGGCTCTGCTACCCGGTGCCCGATCCCTTGCCCCCGGAATTCACCGTCGCCACCGCCAGCATCGCCGCCGCATTGCTTGAAGCCCCGAGCCCCACCGATCCCGTGGCCGAGACGATCGGCGATTACAGCTACCGCCTCGCCACCGCGCCCGACACCAGCGCACTCCGCTCGACCGTGCGCAACCTGCTCGCCCCGTGGCTGTGCGGCAACATCCACTCACCCCGCGTCTGGCCCGACCCCGCCCTCGCCTGGCTCTGGCCCGACGACGACGAGTTTCAGCTTGATGCCGAAGGTCTCAGGCGGTCCTAATGCCCATCCCCGGCTACCCGCTCGACACCAACAAGGTGAACTCCACGTGGGAAGCGGACGACCATCCCGCCCACCACAACGCAGTCGCCACCGCGCTCAACTGGCTGTCGATCACGGTCGACGGCATCGGCACCGACAACGCCAACCAGGACGATTTCCTGCTCGACCTCAAGAGCGTCAACGACAACCAGGACCTGGCGATCGCGGCGCTCACCTTCCCCGGCCAGATGCCCGTCGGCACCTGGTTCCCCGCCGTTGCCCAGAGCGCAGCCACCACCGTCGGCGTCGCCAGCGCGGTCGCCAACCTTCTGCTCACCCGCGTCGACGCCCCAGCGTACGACGGCATGGCGGTCGAACTCACCTCCCCGGGCACCGGCGGCTCCGTGCAAGGCGTCGTCTACGCCTGCAACGCGGACGGCACCCCCGGCGCCAAGGTGCTCGTCGCGTCGCCGGCCGCCGGGGCCGGCACCAGCGGGCTCAAGTCGTGGACGTTCGCCGCCCAAGCCGCCGGCCACTACTGGATGGGGCTCCACCAGTTCGGCACGACCGGCACGTCCAGCTACCGGGGCTCCACCGTCGGCAACCCCCGCGTGTTCGCGCCCGCCGGCGCGCTCCCGCCCACCGGCGCCAACGCGGTTCTCAACGGCTGGGGCTTCACCGGCATCGCCGATCCGCCACCGGCCACGCTCACCGGCACGCCATCGATCATCTCGAACATGGCGACGCTCTACCTGCGGCGGGCCGCGTGAGCCTCTACGACGGGCTCCTACGGCTCACGGCGATGATCCGGCACCGCAGTGACACCGTGGACGCCAACGGCGACGTAGCGACCGCTGAGACGGTCACAGGGCCGCATCCGTGCCACGCCTACCAGCGCTACCGCTACGAGGACACCGCCGACACCCACAACCTCGGCATCGATGAGTTGGTCGTGCATTTCCTGCCCGACGTCGAGATCACCACCGGCGACCTCATCGACATCACCTGGCCCGACGGCCAGCAGAAGCACGCCGAAGTGCTCGGCCCGCCCGCCTACCGGGTCCGCGCCCGCAGCGGTGCCGTGCACCACGTCGAGCTACGCACACGGGAGATCGCCTAGTGCCCGCCATCCACCCCGGGTTCGGTGGCGGACGCGTCAGCTTGGGGCGCATCGGCCGCGGGCTCTTCCGCCCCACCGGCGGCTTCGGCGGGACCAAGTTCACGTTCGTGCCCAACTGGGAGCAGAACACGCTGAAGGAGACGCGCCCGTCGGGCGCAAAGGTGGCCACCAAGGTGCACCGGGGCATGACCGACGCCATGGCCAGCGTCAGCCGCCGGGCCGCGGGTGGCGGCTGGGACACCAACGACCGCGGGTGGAAGGTCGGCATCGGCTCGCCACCCCAGACCCACACCCACTGGCACCTGATCGAATTCGGCGGCGGCTACCACTTCGCCCGTTCACCCGTGCGCCGCTGGCTGTCTGCCGCCGGCAAGTTTGAGCCCTCGGATTCCCGATGATCGACCTCGAAGCGACCGTGTCGAAGCTGCTCCGGGCCGACCCCGACATCATCGATCGCATCGTGGACCGCGTCTGGCTGACGATGCCGGCCAGCCCCACGTTTCCCGCCATCCTCATTCGTCGGATCGGCGGGGCCGCGACCGTCAGCTACGAGGGTCAGTTGATCACCGACCAGGCCGATCTCGACTTGCACGTCTACGGCGGCAGCCGGGTCGAAGCCCAGACCCTTGCCCACATCGCCAATCGCATCCTCTGCGGCACCCGCGTCATCACCGTGCGGCCCTTCACGATGCAGCGCGTTCCTGACAACTCGATGCCCCAGGACAAGGGGCGCGACCGCGAGCGCTACATCCTGTCGGTGCGCTGCGCCGGCCACGACCGCAATCCCTAGACCGGCCGCGCGACGCGGCGTACTCTCAGGGCGTCCGGGTCGGCTGGTGGCCACCCAGGGTTCGGACGGAGCGACGGGTATCCCCCGAAGCGCTCCGGGGCTAGGTATCCCCAAGCCCAGGAGAACCCCATGCCGCGTGACGTGAACGACGTCATCGTTCCGTCCGGTGGTGACGTCTACCAGGCGCCCATCGGGACCACCCTCCCCACCGATCTCACCACGCCGCCCATTTCGCCGTGGGTCAACATCGGCTTTCTCAGCGACGACAACCCGCCCACCATCACCGGGCTGACCCGCGACGCCACTGACCTCTTCGCGTGGAACGTCGACACCGCCATCCGCTCGGCGCTCGCCCCCGCGGCCCCCGTCATCCAGATGGAACTCCTACAGCTTGAGACCAGCGATGACCTCATGCTGATGTTCGGTGGCGGCACATGGACCCCCGGCGTCGCACCGGCCCCCGGCACCTACGAGGCGCCGAACCTGTCGGTTCCGGTCAAGGCGGCCACGATCATCGACGTGGTCGACGGGGCGAAGCTCTACCGGATGATGTTCCCCAACACCGAGACCCGCGCCAACGGCGACATCGTGTTGGGCCGAGGCGCGTTTGCCACGCTGCCGATCGCCATGAGCGTCCTGGTGCCCACCACAGGATCGTGGATGAGCATCCTCATCGCGCCCAACCCGACCGGCACCGCAGCCGAAGGAACCTTCGGCGGCACCGATACCTACGGCGCGGGCACCTACGGCGCCGATACCGCCGCGGCGGGCACCGAGCCCGCACCCGACACGCCGCCGACCGAGGCCGCGGCGTGACCGCGCTCGCCAACGGCGAGCGGCCCCACATCGACCTCAACGCCGTTCTCGGCGACCGGGCCAAGGTGCGCGACGTCACCCTCGGCGATCGCACATACCAGTTCCGGCCGCTCAATCTGGTCGCCGCTCAGATGCTCGATGAGGGCAAGTTCATCGAGGTGTTCGAGTACCTGATCATCGGTGACGAGGCCACCGCCGCGTTCATGGAAGCTGCGCCGGCCGCCGCTTTGCCCGAGATCGTCACGACCGTCTACGGCGAGTCGTTGGTCGTGAAACCAGAGCAGCCGTCGCCTACCTCACCGCCGAAGAAGGCCGCCTCGAAGCCCTCGAAGCGGACCTCGCCACGCGGGGCATCTCGCTAGCGGAGTTTCTGACCATGCCCAGCCCCACGGCGACGGCATTGCTCGATCATCTGGGCGACGAGGCCGCGTTGCACCGGCGCGGCCACGGTTGGACCTTCCTGCAACACGTCGCGGTGCGCACGCTCGAAGAGGTCAACAGCGTCAGCCGCATCTTGATGCGCAGCGGTGGCGTGCCGGCCAACAAGCTGCCGCCGCCGCTGATCGTGCCGCGCCCCGGCGAACCACCGCCCGAAGTCGAGCCCGCAGAACCACCCAGGCCGACGCGTTCATGGGTCCGCGACCTGATGGGCGCCATGGGAGCGGAGGTGGTGACCGTTGGCTGAGCTAGGCGTACTCCAAGTCCAGATCGCCCCCGACTTCGGCAACTTCCAAAGCGAGATCAACCAAGCGATGTCGTCGGTCGGCGGGGCGATGCGCGGCATCTCTCGACAGGTCGCGGGCGACCTCGCCAACATCGGCACCTCGCTCGTCACCGCCAGTGCCATCGGCATCGGCGCTGCGGCCACCGTCGGCATCCGCATGGCCGCCAGCCTCGAAACCGCGACCTTGCAGTTCCAAACCCTGCTCGGTTCGGCCGACGCGGCAAAGGTCAAAGTCCAGCAGCTATTCGACTTCGCCAAGCGCACGCCGTTCGAGTCGGGGCCGGTCATCGAAGCGGCCCGCCGGCTAGAGATCTTCGGCGGGGCCGCGCTCGACACTCAGGAAATGCTGACCCGGGTCGGCAACGCTGCCGCGTCGGTCTCGGCGCCCATCGAAGAGGTGGCGTTCTGGACGGGCCGGGCGTTCAACCAGATCCAGGCCGGCAAGCCCTTCGGCGAAGCCGCCATGCGCCTACAGGAGTTGGGCGTCGTCGGCGGCGACACCGTCAACAAGATGGTCGACCTGGCCAAAGCCGGCGGCAAACCAGCGGCCGTGTTCAAGCTGCTCACCGACCACATGGATCAGTTCAACGGGGCCATGGATCGCCAGCAGCACACGCTCGCGGGCCTGGTCTCCACGGTGAAAGACCAGATTTCGATCGGGCTGGCGACCGCGTTCACACCGGCGCTCAAGGCGATCGAGCAGTTCCTTGAGGCGTTCACCAAGTTCGCCGACAGCGACGCGTTCCAAGCCGTCGCCGACGACATCGGCCACCTGGTCTCGATCGTCCTCAACAGCTTCACCCCAGCGATCGCTGGCATCACCGGCACCTTCAGCCAACTCACCCGAGCCCAGATCGATGT